GCCGCTTTGCGGATCACGTCATAAGTTGACGAGCCATGATTCGGGCGAAGTTCGACAAGGCTTTCATGCAACCAATGTTTGATGGCACGAGTAAAGACTGCGCCGATAACGCCACCAACAGCAATAACGCCGGAAATGGTGGTCGCCCAGTCAGGAATATTGTGCAACATTAGCGTTCAATCACTGCGACATAAAGAGTGACAGTGCCACTAGCTGCAACTGCATACATCGGACCAAGATGAGTGTTGAATGTAATCTTGTCACCATTGTCTAAGCGCAAACCATTGGAAGTTGTAACACCAGCATCGCCGACATAAACAGATCCGCCATTGACATGCAGATGAACTTCCTCAGCTGCAACACTGTCGGCAACAATTTGACTTGCCGTTGTGGTCAACGTATATTGGGCAGTTGTAATTGCCATTATATTTCTCCTTATGAGTTATCTGCTGAAGCGGACACCATGTTGATTGCAATCCAGTTCACGTCAAGATTTGTGATAGCACCAGTGCCAGAACTGCCGGCATTGTAAAGGTAAATATCGAACCCAGTTGTTGATTCATTATTCACACGAGCAACCACATTTTGAGAGTTCGTGACAATGTTTCCAAGAGAAACAACCACAATCGGGGCATGATTGAACCTGTTCGAGGTTGCGAAAGTGACTGACACGTTCACCGAACTACCGGCAGCAATACCGCTAGTGCTAATCGTTTTCACACCAGCAGAAGTCGCAAGCGGTATCGGGCGAACATTGCCCGAAGTGTTATAAGACAACTGGTTCGGATAAGTAGATGAATAAATGTTGTTCACAGTTCCAGTGATGTCATTCAAATCCGATGCTGGTAAAGCGTTACCGTCAGTGAATGTTTTAAGCGGCCAACCAACTGTCATAGTTTTCTCCTTATTGTGGACTTAACGTCATTGACACACGCCATGAAGTTGGTGTGATGTCATGATTCAATTCTTCAATGACTGACAGATAAGTCAGTTCGCTCATGTAGACAGGTGTGCGTTTCACTGTCACAGGTGAACCCAAGTCGCTGGTGAGAATACTCACCCACGTCGTTGACGACAAACCAAGAGCATCGAACCCGACCTGATCCACACGATATGCAGGATTGGCAAAATGGTCAGCGTATGTTTGAGCAAAAGTATCAACATCAAGTGATCCAGCAAAATAATAATTAACATCGACTGGAACAGGGCCGAAACGACCAGACGAAACATTGTTTATTTTTGTCACAGTATAAGTCGTGGCATCAGCAAAAGTATTCGTCACATTCACAGTGTTGAGCAAATACTTTTCCCCACCGATAATGCTGATGTCGTCATACTCGATAGCGTCTGAAACAGTACGGTCATCAGTGAGCAACATTGGAGTTGTTGGAGAAGTGTTTGTGTATCCACCTTTAATGAAAACAAAATTATTCGAAGGGTTGCAAAAGAAACGACCAAGTTGATTGTTTGCAATCGTGGAACACATTTCCAGAGCTGTTGTGTCTGTTGGAACATTGCTGAGATAGTAGTCACCAAACGGACTTGGCATACCAAAAACAATCAAATTGTTGTTCACAGTTGTAACAATTTTATCTATTGCATCAAAATCTAAAAGACCATTAGTCGCTACCAAGGCAGTTCTTTTGCCAAGTTGAGCCAAAGCATCAGTGCAAGTAATCGTCACCGATGGAGAAAGGCCCAAATCCTTGTCCATTGTTTCGATGTAGCCAGAATAAAGGCTATATTCAGTGCCACCCCAAGTCGCTGTGATGCGAATGCCTGAACTACTTGTCAACATTGTTTGACCTAATTGATTCACATACCCTGTTCGTGCAGTACCCGAAGCACCGGATACTGAACCAGTGGCAGTATTCGAAACAGTGAACTGAGTCGATGAAGCCGAAACAATCGTTTGACATTGAAGATTCAACGCCGACACTGACAAGCCAGTCACTGACACAATTTGCCCAACAGTGAAAGAGTTCGAAGCAGTGTAAGTGACCGTCGTGCCATTGCCTGAAGCAGCCGTCACCGTCGCAGTCAACACATATTCAGGATCATAATTGCCTGAACGATTATCCAACGTCAATGTCAGCTGACCAGGTTGGAACTGTTGATCCTCACGAGTACGACCACGACGAATGGTCAACTGTCGAACATCGTTGATGTTCAACTCTGTCAATATTGAGAATGGTGTATAAGCACCCAAAACATCAGTTCCACCCAGCAAAGAATAGTTCAAAATGAACTTTCCTTGATTACGGTTGCCAGTGTCTAAATAGGCTTTGATTACTGGAGCATTCGAGCCATCAAATAACGCCATCGACTACACCCCAAGGATTGCTGGATTGAGTCCACGACGACGCATCAACTGAGCAATGTTGTCACGCACAGTGACCGCCAAATCCTTCTCATGAATAACCGAACCAGCGACATGGATATGGACACTCATGCCCGAACCGCCGACAAGATTGTGAGGCGTTATCGAACCACCAGAAGTCGGCGTGAATAACTCAGGGCCATTCTCACCCACCATGATTTGAGTGCCGGCAGCGACAGCACCACCAGAAGCGTGACCGGTTTTGTTCTTCTGGTAAACATTGTAATTGTGACCGCCATTTTCGAGAAGTTGATACCATTGTTTTTTCTTCGGGTCGAAGAAATACTTGTTCGCTGGTGGTTGAGCTCCAGGAGGAAGTTCACCATGAGGACCTAACGATCCTCCAGGAGCTTCCAAAGTTTCTTGATTGCCTGGCTCACCAAACTTGTTACCTGTTGCACCTTTTCCTGGAGTGTACTTTTTAGGATGCCAAAACATTGTGACACCAAAAACGGCAGCGGCAGTAGCACCAGCAGCAAGCTGAAAAGGCAACGCCGCTCCTTCAGTTGCAATATCTTCAGCAACCGCAGTTTCAAGAGCTGCTGTTTTAGTGAGGCCCATTGCAACTCGGATTGCACTGAAAGCTTTACTAATAGCCGTCATTGCAGAAGCAATTTTTCCAGTTGCCCAGAAAGCAAACCAAGCAACCGCTAAATCCTCAAGAACGTGCTTATGGTCAACAATCCATTTGAAAACTGTTTTAATCTTCTCACCAAAATCGTGAATACCATTTGTGGCTTTGCCGGCAGCACCATCAACGCTGTTTTCTTTACCAGTCAAACCGTCAACAAAAGCCTGGATGTTAGGAACAACATTCTTGAGAATATAGTCAGCCATCTTGGTCAAAATTGGTAACAAAGCGACACCAATTTTTTCTTTCGCCGAATCAAGATTTTGTTGCAAAATAGCCATCTTGCCTGAAAAAGTTTCAGTCGAGGCTTTCGCTGCTCCATTGAAAGTCGCAGCCAGAACGCCAGTGATTTTATTGAAGTCTTTTGTTTTAAGTGTAGCCTTATCAATCGGAACACCAAGACGAGTCAAGCCAGCATAGTTCCCATTATATGCTTTGGATAATGCGACAGTTACCGCACCTAAATCCTTGCCGGTGCCTTTCGAAATGTCTAGTGCCAGATTCAACAACTTTTGCGACTCGCCCAAGTCCTTAGTTGATCGCACAAGTTTTGCATATGCTGGAATTAACTTTTCATTGGAAACACCATACGTCAAACGAAGTTTCTCGAGGTACTCATTCGCACCTTTGGCTTGTTCTTTTGTTGATTTTGTATTGTTCTTGATAGCGATGTCGAGTTGCTTCTGTTGCTTCTCAACCTTAATCGCAGCCCGAACACCTTCCTCAGCAAACGCTAAAGCGGCAGCACCAACGGCAGCGAAACCAACAGCACCCATTTTGCCAATGTGTTTCAACTTACCCGAAACAGTTTCAGCTTCCTTGCCGACACCCTTTAACGCTTTAGAAGCTGACTCGTCATGACCATACAGTTTGAAAATCATGTCAGTTGTAGCACCCATGACAACTCCTAATCGTTAGTAGCGGCATTGAGAAGTAAATCAAACTCCTCGCCAGTTAAATCCCACACGTTCCAAGGCGTAATCCCTGGATAGGTGTGCATCAATAAAGGCAGATTTTTTAAGACACGATCTCTGACGGTTCTGCCTGAACCTCTAAAGGGTCGGCATCATTCTCCACCACGTCGAGAGCCTCAACCTCAACATCTATGGCTTCATCGAACGACAAATCTTCACCGGCACGACGGCGAGCAATCCACACCATTGCGAGGAATACTTCACGAGAAGCAATCTCCAGCTCGTCACGCTTTTCTTCAGACAGCGACTTGCGAGCCTTGTCCGAAATGTTGAACACTGAAAACAGTTTCTCAATCGGTTTCTTGAACTGGCGTTCGATGAGCAACTGCTCACCCATTGTGATTCCACGCTCGCCAGAATCCCCTGGCAAATTGTAGATTTTTTCATTGATTCTTACAGGCATTGCTTTTCCCCTGACTTTTCTTTTAGATGTTTTTCTTGTCTAATTCTTCGAACGCTTGAACAACAGCCTTCTCAACTTCACGCATGAACTCTGGTCGATGTTTGTAAATAGTTCGACCAAAGAACGGATGCGATGGTTGAGTCGGCCACTTCTCAGGCTTGTCCATTTCGTGACCGAACACAGGATGCTTCCATCGTTTGATAGTGCCATCCAAATACTTCGGCAACTTCTCAGGCTTTTTGCCAGAACGCTGACTCAAAGCAACGAACATTTTACGATCAACCCTAATGAACACACCCGACTTCTTCTTCGCAGCTTTGACAGCCACTTTCAAAGAAGCGGCAATCGAAGCCCGAAGCCCCATCCCCACAGGTTCACGAGCATGAATGTCGGACCTGTGGTCGGATGGGATTTCCAAGACGGCACGTTGAATGTCAGGAACAACATTCTTCGCAGCCTTCTTCAAGTTCTTACGAAGGTTCGCCTGAATTTTCGGGTCAATCTTTTTCGTATTCAGGTAAAGATTCCGGAAGTCGGATTCCTTCACCTCAATCATTACAGTGCCGAATCAGTAGTCTTGTAAGTAATTGTCAACGGTGCATTCGTGCCATCGTCATACGCTGTGAAGTTGAATGTCACATCGATAACGCCAGGGCCAGAAACCGCTGGAGTGTCACCATCGAACTTGACGGCAGGGAGTTTGATTTCAAGAGTTTCAAACTCGCTACCTGAACCGATAGCAGCACCAGTGAAAGTCAACTTCAGACCAGCAGTGGTGTCGGCAAGGAACTTGGCAAGAAGAACAGTGTCGATGAACTCGGCTGTGATTTTGCCAGTAATGTTGCGGAAACCGTTGATGATTTGTTCTTGCTTCGCACCAGCAGAGCCAAGGTTGTAACGGTCAGTTTTCAACGCATTGTCAACACTGATGTCAAAGTCTTTGATGTTGGCATAGGTTGTTGACACGTTGTCGGTGATTGCACCTTGAGCGAAGTGGAACAAGTTTGTTGAAGCTGAGAATGAAGGTGTCGCAACACTAGCCTCAGTCTGAGTCAAACCAGCAGCATCAATGCTGAACTTACCCTTGGCAATGTCACCAGCACCAACAGACAAATCGAATGAAGCAATCTTGCAACCAGTCAACTTCTTCGAAGTCATCTGACCATCGTATTCAGGTACACCAACTTCAGTGGTGAAAGATTTCGTGTAAGGATCACCAAGAGTGAAAACATACGTTGACACGCCAGACGTTGTTGAAGGTGTCGGGAATGAACTCATTGAATGGGCAAGGAGTAATCCCAAACCCTTTGACGGAAGGTCAATTTCAAAATCACCTGAAGCAGCGAACGTGGTCACAACACGACGTTGTGAACGTGGCACAAGACCACCAGCACGAAGGCCCTGACCAACAACAGTATTTTTCACATACTTTGTTGACTCACTGTTGAACTCGTAGAAACGGTCAACCGTGACTGCAGTGTTGAAAGTCGCTTCCGTTTTGATGCCTAGACTTGCACCAATACCAGCACCGATAGCCATTGTTATACTCCTTCAGGGGTTGTTGTATCAGCAACAGGTGCTGAGGTTGTTGTTGTTTTCGAATCCCCTGAAGCCCAGTTAAATGGCTGGTCAAGCAAACTCGCTGCAGCATCATCTGGGACATCTACTGTTTCACCGAAAGCCACTTCAAGACCGAGGCTCGGCACAAATAAGTCACCCAACGGCGACACGTTCTTAATCTTTGCCATGATTCTTCTCCTAGGTTCTGGCTCGATATTCAACACTGAACGTCACCGAAATGGCGACACCATTGTTGGCTTGAATGTAAGACATCGAATGTGATGCCAAACGACTGTAAATACATGAACCACCAAGGCTCACATCCGCACGAAGGGCAGTGTCAACAGCTGACAACAAGGTGGCAACTCGTGCCCGACGAGATGTCAACGACGTGCCGCCATCCCATGTTGAAAGCCAGCACTCGACAGAGCCATCTTCAAACTGTTTGAAGTTACCCAACTGGATGAACTCTTGGTTCACAGTTGACACCGACACTGTGCCATCCTCAGTGCCGTCATGACCGACAGCGATGAAGTCGCCAGGGTACGAGGAATCAATCTCAGGGCCGTCAAAGATACGCACACCTGATAGACCAGTGCTGTTGTTAAAAGCCGTCAGAATGCCGTTGATGACCTGTGGCAGGGCAGTGGTAGCCATGACTACGCCAACCCAGGAAGGCTGGCAGGGTCAAGCAACTCCATCGCCCGGCGAGGCAACGAATACGTTGAGCCAGTGTAGAAGTCATCGCCCGAACCAGTACGACTCATCACATTCGTCACACCACGCTGAGTCTGCCAAAGATGCCGAATGATTTCCAACACACCCTGCTGAACCGCTGGCGGAGTCACAGCAAAACCAGCAACATAAGTCACCGACACACTATTCACGCCAGAAGCCCAATACCCATAAGCACCAAAAGCATTCGATGACAAACTCGTCGTCGTCAACCGATACAACCGTTGACCAGTCGGATCAAGTTGATACTGGCTCGAATCCAACAAAGCACCATTCTCATAAACAGACGTAATCGAAACCGCCCGAGGATTACGCAAACGCAACGCATCAACATTGCCGTCATACAACTCACTCGAAATCGTGCGACGACCCAAAACAGCACCGACATAATTCTCAGCCAAATCCTGAGCTGCATCAATGAACCGACGGATTTCCTCCTGATTCGCTGAAGCTGCTGGAATGTTCAAATGCTCCAACACGCTGTCGTACGAAACCACCGGCAACGTCGTCAAATCACGAACACTGAACTCGTCAGTGAACGCACTCGCATTCGCACCAGTAGCAACCCAACGCACCAAATGGCGGCCAGACTGCGACGGCGTATAAGCAATGTCATAAAGACCAGTGCCAGAATTAGTCACACTCGGAGTCGCCGACGTGCCATCAGGCAAAGTCACAGTACACGCAACAGCACCAGCATTAGCGGCATTGCCGGCAGCGTTCGTGATTGTGATACCTAAAGCAACAACATCACCCAAGTCAAAACTTGCCATCAGTTATCTCGCTTTCATAGATGAGGCCGACACAGTGCGTGGACTAGCCACAGCCGATGTGACAGAGCGTTGAGCAATACTGCCAGGAGTCGCCGAAGCACTCGCATTGTAGGCATAGTGTGCATTGTAAGAAATTGAAGAATTGTAATTCAAAGCCACACTCGACACAGCTGTCGGAGTTCGTGGACTCATCACAGTCTGAGCAACCATGTCACTTCACCTTCAAACTTGTTTTATCAATCGCAATGCTGGCATCTTTCAAACACTCACCGTAAGACTTATGATCTTGTGTCTTGCAACCACTGCGACAGTTAGGATTTTTGCGAGTCATTAGTTTTGTCCCACAATCTGCCAGACAGTGCCGTTAGAAATAATTTCACACCATCTGCCAGCAAGTGAATTAGAAGAAAAGAATGTATTTTGTGCAGTACCAGCAGTCAAAGAACCAACATTGCTAGAAGCAGAAACAATAGATGAAGTGTTGTATTTCACAAGTTTCAAAACTCGCCCAGTGTAACTTGAAGCAGTCGGCAACGTAATAGTTAAAGCGGCACTGTTGTTACAAATTAAAAGATAATCAGTTGCACCAACACTATAAGTCGTTCCAGTAATAGTTGCTACACCTGCAACAATGCTTGAACCATTAACGCTTGTTATTGCTGATGCATTAACGCTTGCTATTGCTGATGCTGGAATAGATGTAAGACTTGCACCGCTACCAGAAAATGTGGTTGCAGTAATTGTTGCGCCACTGATGTTGCCTGTTGTTTGAATTGCATTAGACCCAGCATTTATACCTGAACCAGTGCCAGTTATTGTGACACCACCAGAAGTTATAGCCACTGAAGTTGCACTGCCAGCAACAGTCACACTCATAGGCGTGGTGGTGACACTATTTGTGCCACTAGAAGTTTTTACATTTCCAAGAGTTGTGAAGTTGCCTGAACCATCAACAGAAGAAACAGCAGTGCCAGTAGATGATTGCCATTCTTGAACATTCACGCCAGTACCAGAAGCAGTCAATGTTCCAGTGCTAGCACCACCAACAGCAAAACCAGTACCAGAAACGCCTATTGAAGTATTAGCGGTAACGCTGGTGATTGTCATTGAAGTGTTGTACGAAGTTGCGGCAAACCCACTGCCAGTAACTACTTGACCAACCCATAAACCTTTAGTGTCCGACAAGTTAACAGTCGCAGCAGTGCTAGTAATGTAAGTAATACTTGTGACAGATTTAGTGAACGAACCTGTTGGCTGAACTGTGACTTGTGGGCTAGAAGTAGATGAAGTGCTGACCGCCAACTGACCAGACAATGTGCCACCAGTCAAAGGCAATTTAGTTGAATCAGCAACCGTAATGTTGGCAGTGCCATCAAAAGATTGACCATTGATAGTGCGAGCAGTTTGCAATGCAGTAGCAGTTGCAGCGTTACCAGTTGTACTACCTGAAGAACCTGACACATTTCCAGTAATGTTAGCCGTTATCGTACCAGCACTAAAGTTACCTGAAGCGTCACGAGCAACAATAGCAGAAGCAGTATTAGCATCCGTTGCAGTAGTAGCACTGTTAGAAACTTTACCTGCGGTGGCAATGGTTGCAAGTTTTGTATCAACAATTCCAGCGCTTGCGGAAACATCAGCATTAACAATAGTTGAAGCAGACAAAACATTACTGCCATTAGTTTTTAGAACGCCAGCCGTTGCACCAAAAGTAGTTTGACCAGTACCACCCTGACCAACTGACAAAGCTGTGGTTAAACCTGAAAGGCTAGTGATGTCACTATTTGCACCAGCAGTCAACAAAGTTGCCGAGGCTGGAATTGTTGTACTGTTCACCGAAGTCACATTCGGCAACGAAGTTGTGGTCGTGTAAACACCATTGGTGACAGTGCCAGCATTACCGTCAACACTCACGCCAGTCAAAGTCTGAGAAGCTGACGAACGGTTAATTGTCAGAGCAGTCGTACCGACATACATTGTCTGATTCGTGGCAGCTTTACCGGCAACAGTCGAATCCAATGCAGTCAACCGAGCAACAACAGTCGCTGACGATCCCTGCGGATTCACACCAAGAGTCACCTGAACAGCAGACATCGCATCATTGATGTTGTCATGCTGGGCAGCGTGAGGAACAGTAGCCGAATCGAGAGTATCTGTTGCCGTCGGATTGACGAAAGAATCAACAGCACCTGGATAATTCGTAGCCATGCACACTCCTAGAAAATAGACTCGACCCCAATGGCAGGGGTAACACTGGGGTCGAGAGATTAGATATTGTTAACCGAACGCCACTCATCATGATGACGGTCATCAAGCCAAAACTGTTTATGATGCCCAAGCACAGCACCAGTGTGAGCAAAAATTGGGAAACCCAAAACACCCACCTTGCGACAAAAAAGCAAATCCTCGCTAAACCAACGGCCATCAATAGCACCATCAAAAAACCAACACCAGTCAGTTCCCTGATTAGGGTTTGCAGACTCACGCACAGCTTCCAACACGCGACGATGAACAAGAATCGCACCAGTGCCAGCACCATCAATTCGAATGACGGAATCTTTCACATAGTCATCAATCGGCAACATTGCGCCAGACTCATGCAAATTGTAAATCGCAGGAACAGGTCGCAACACACCATCGTCGAAAAATTGGGCAAAAACCAAACCGGCAACAAAAGGCTTGTCATCCTTGTGGGCCGTATCCACTAACTTGTCGAACACATCCACCGACAAAGTTTCGTCACTGTCAAGCATGAACAGCCAGTCAGCGTTCGAATCATCCAAGAAGTTCTTCACGATAATGTTGCGAGTCCGAGCCAGAAGCCCAGTGCCATGCACCATCTGCAAGGAATCAATCCGAGTCCTACGCTCACGCATCAGTGTGACCAAATCCAAAGTCAACTGGGCATCAATCGTGCCATCGTGCGGAATCGCAATACACACAGTTTCTTTCGACCTCATCGAGTTTCACGCTCACTCGACGGAAAATCTTGCACATGATCGAGAAGTTCTAACACTTGCTCAATCGTGCCATCAGCATCTAAAACTTTTTGCAAAGCCGTTGCAGCTTCCAGCAAAACAGTTTTCATCCCTGCCATAAAATCACCCCTGAAGTTTTAAGTTTTGAGAATGGCAGTGGCGACCCCATTGCTGAGGTCGCCACTGTCATCAGTTGGCTTAGTAGCCTGAAGGTGTCACAGTACCTGTGCCAGAGATACCAGATACAGCCTTTGCAAAGCGGTGAGCTAATGCAGCGTATCCGTAAACCTGGAAACGAACTGTGAGGTTCGCTGACAAAACGTCAGGAAGAACACGAGTCTTGACACCTGATTCGAATAGGTAAGAATCAGAGAACTTACCAACAAGAATTGGTGACTGGTTCGTTCCAACAGCGTTCTTCAGTGTTGCATCAACATACACAGGAACACCGTAGATTGTTCCGACTAGACCAGCAGCAGCACCAGCAGCAGTTGTAACACCACCGGCATTGAATGGGCCGTTGCCAGTAGGCACGATAAGTGGGCGGCTAGAGCCGTCAACCTGTGATGCTAACCAGTACCATGTTGAAGCACTCATGACGATTGCTTCTACATCTTTGTAACGGTTGTTAACAACCTGGCTGATTGCCTTTGTGATAGCAGTCAAGCCACCAGTTGCAGATGGAGTTGTTTCAGTCCATGTCGTTGGGATGCCGTTGGTGGTATCCGTTCCAAGGTAGGTGAAACCCTTCAAGTTGTTTGAAGTGCCGTCAGCGTTACCTGCAACAGCAGTGTTCAACTGTAATGCGTAGTCAGCCATTAGGTCGCCGAATACAAGCTTGTCCAAACCACCAGCGATTGGTGACTGTTCAACAAGTTGGATTGACACATTCTGGAAACCACTGATTGTGCGGACAGGTGCAGTCACTGTTGCGGTAACAAGGTCACGAGGACTTGTTGGTGAGTAAGTGCTGGAGTTGTCAGCGGCCGCGAAACCGGTACGAGTACCAGTTGTGATTGCTGGAATGTTGATGCTGTCAGTTCCTGCTGGCAGTGCCATTTGTGTGGCAAGGTTTGCAGTTACACGAGCAGCACGAGCGAACTCAGCGAACTCATTGATCAAGTAGATTGGCGGCACAAAATCTCCACCAGCACCGTCGGTGCGTGAAACATCACGCATTTCGACAGCAACTTCAGCCTGGTGACGATGCAAACGTGACCAAGCATCTGAATCATTGCGAAGTTGAGCTTGAATCATGTCACGAGCGAAAGAGTTATCTCCACCCTTGTCATAAGTCATTGCTTCACGAGTAACAACAGCAGAACCAAAAGCCTTGACACCTTCAGTCGCACGAGCTTCAGCAATCGCTGCGGTGCGAACTTCTAGTGCTTCAGCACTTTCAATCTTGCTATCTAGGTCGGCAATTTCTGCCTGACGTGCTTCGACTGCATCTAATGTTTCCACAGATGCCTCGCCAGCAAGCAACGCCTCAGCATCGGCAGCAGCAGCTGAACGAGCTTCTTTTAATTTGTCAACTAATGACATAGCGTTTCTCCTTCAAAGAGAATTGTTGGATATTGTCTTGTTCTTGCAATCCGCCGAGGCATAAACGTCGGGGGAAATCTAGGGGTTAGCGATTCTTAGAGTTGGAAAACTTTTGTTTCAAATCAAGCATCCGCTTACGAAGTTCTAAAGCCTCAGCCTCAGCATCTTCAGCAGTACGCATCCCAACAGTGGTCGCATCATAAGCTGGCCACGTTACGACTGAAACTTCAAATAGGTTCAAATCCTGTAATGTGCGAAGGCCAGATTCACGAGTGTCACCACCAGGAGCAACAGTGAAAGCGAAAGACATCTTCGACACATCGCCACGAGAAACAGCCGAAGCCAATTCCTGTGCCCGAGGATTCGAAGGATCAAGGTCAGCTTCCATCCACAAACCTGTTTCATCTTCACGCAAAGCCATCGTGCCTGAAGCAGTAGAAGCCAAAGGCAACGCATCAGTGTCATGGTTGACGAGCAGGAACACTGGCTCACCAGACTTCAAAGAACGAGTGAAAGCACCAGGCGCAATCATTTCACGAAACGACAAACCAGTCGCTTCCTTGTTGAACTGTGCAGCATATCCGCCGATACGAAGATTGCCAGAATCAGTGCTCAACGCACGAACTTCACAATCCATCGTGACACGTTCAGCTGACATCATTCGTGACTTGCGTTCTTCCATTTCAATCTCCTCAGAACGTGGGGAAGGTAGAGCAGTGATAATGGTCAATAAATCATTACGATGAACAACAGTCTGGTCAGTAGGAATCCAACCATTGCCCTTCGCTTCATAAATACGAATCTGAAAAACTGGATAATCCGGAGTCGCTTCTAGTTGGAAACCGTCAGTTGAAATCGCTGGGCCTTTGGTGATAACTTTCTCAACCTTGCCACGAGCACGACCACCAGAAGAATCCCACGACACAAACGAACCTTCACCGATACGAGCAGCAGAGGCACGACCTTCGAACGGTGCAGTCATAGTTTTATCATCAAACTTGTTCGCCATTTTGTCGTAGTATTCAGACACCTTCGCTTTGATTGCATCCTGCTCATCGGCTGGAATGTCCACGCCACCACGAGCACCAGCAAGAACACCAGCGACAGCGAATAAACCACGAGGCATCGCAGTCAAAGTTTGACCAATGACATCAGCGAATTGCAGTTTGTATGAACCAAACTTGTCCGGCGCAGACTCATCAACGTAGAAGAACGCTTTGCCATACTTTTCAAAATTGACCGAATCGCCAGAAGTTGCATACGCACGAACACGAGCCTCAGCAGCTTTAGCATCCCATTCGGAATCACGCTCACCAATCGGCAACTGCATATCGCCAGAAGCCTTCCGCATACCATCAACCATGATGTGAGCTGACGGCTCAGGCAACAAATCATCAATGTCATTGCCCTGAGCATCCATTGGGTCAACAACAGGATTCACAACCTCTTGACCAATCGAAGCCGACAACTGCCACTTCCACTTTTGATGCTGGTCAATACGGCCAGCGACAAGATTCGCCACACCTTGCTGGGCGTAGTTAGTAGCACAATCGAAAACGTCACCTAGTTGATCCAACACAACATCATTGGCTTTCAACAAAGCCGAAGCAAGAAGTGCAGGGTCTTGATTCTTGTCAGCAGTCAACAACGACACATCCGCAAGAGTCACGAAATCAGCAAGTGAGAACGGGGCAGTCACACCAAGTTTGCGAAGCACTTCAGCAAAGTCATCAACACTGCCGAAAACATCTTCATAAATCTTGTGGAATAATTTGTGATACTCACTAAAGTTCGCACCCTTCACATTCCAATGAGCACCATGAGCCAACACATAGAGAGCAAACACATCGCCAAGAAGTTGACTAACTTCCTCCGGCAAATCAGATGTTGTTTCCGATTCCATTGCATCACGAGATTCCATGCTTACGCCTTCCAATAACGCTGCACGAGCAGACAGTTGTTCCCTAATTTTTGACGACCAAGAAAATCCTGCATCGCCACCCCAAGCAGCCCAAGCAACCCGACCAGCACTTGGATAACCTTCATCCCCAGAATTAAACCCCTGCCCCTGCTTATCGACCTCATGACGAGCAAAGAACGAATACATTCGCAAAACCGTATCCGCCGAAACAGCATCACCACGAGAAAGTTGAACAGCACGAGCACGACCAGTGTCAGTGAAACCAGAGCCAGCCTTGCCATCAGCAATCCACGTCAAAGCCTTAGAAGCCTCATCACGAACCCCTTGAGGTGGTCGAAAAGTTTCAGCCATTAGTCAAGCACTCCCATAACAGGAGCAGAAGGATCAGCATCAACACCAAGTTCAGGCAAATCCCCACCAGCCGTCACAGTACCGGCAAGAGACTGATGGAACACGTCGCCACCTTCATACGGTTCAAGGCCGAAAGTTTGACGAGCCTCATTCGGTGACATTGCACCAGCGGCAATGCTCATCGTGTTCACACGAGCACGAGTCAACGAATCAGCACGAAGAAGTGACGAGAAGTCAAACACAACATCCATGTCAGGATTGAGAATCTTAGACAATGCAATCTCAAGACGGCGAAGCCAAGGAGTAATCGTGAAGATGAGGAAGTTCAGCGAAGCCTGTTCGACGTTCTGATAAGTCTGGTTATCGCCAGTCGCACCAATCAAATGTGACGGAATGCGATACACACGAGCGATGTCACGAATCAACTGCTCACGAGATTGAATCATTTGAGCATCAGCTGCCGAAGTCGTAATCGGCTTGAAGTTCAAACCATCAGAGAGCACAGCAGGTCGGCGGTGACGGCGGTGAGTTGCCTCCCACGTTCCCTGAATCGTGCGAGCCTGGTCAAGCGTTAACTTCTGCGACGTTTCCAACACGCCAGAAGGAGTGCCACCCTCAGCATAAAACTGTGACAAGTGACGATCCATAGCGAGCGACAATCCGACAAGGTTACGAGATTGAATCAACGGTGACACACCAACCAACGACTGCGGTGGTGTGAACGTACGAATGTGAAGCAAGTTCTCCTGATCAATGTCGTTACCTAAATGAAGGTAACGGCGAGAAATCTGGTCGCCAGTAGGAAGCACCTGCATCTGATAAGGATGCAAAGGAACAAGGCCAATCGCCTGACCGAAACGGTCACGGTCAATGTGAATATACGCATTGCCATGAAGAACCAGCGAAGCCATAACAGTGTGAATGAACTCGAAACTATTCGTGCCCGACAAAGGGTCAGGGTCAGTCAACAACTGAGGAACAGGAGCAGACTTGCGCTGGCCATCCTTTGTAATCTGATAAGCACGAAGCGGCAGTGAAGCAACCGAATCAGCCAACAACGACACAGCCGACAACACAGACGAAACGCCAAGAGCAGTCCACTCGTCAATCCGTTCACCGGCAGACGACGTGACAGTTGTCTGTCCATAGAGTTGGCTCAGAGGAGCAACATAGTTATTGAACTGAGGATAACGACCAACAACATCGCCAACACCACGTCGAAGAATACTCATGCCCTATCCGCCAAAAATGCAAAGACCATCGCAAAGACTCCGCCCAAAATAAGTGCTGCCGACAAACCCAAGATTTGACCGACACCAACGGTGATTGATAAAGCCCCTACAATTTCGGTCACAGCCGTCACAACTGAAACCTTCAAAAACTTACGCATCCGAATCCCCTGACTCCAAACTCCAAGGATCAAAAATCATTGGAAGTCCATTACCCTGCAACGCATAAAACGCAGCACGTTCCACACCCATAACCGAAGCAACCGCCAAGTCAATCTTGCGATTGCTATACCTGGACTCCTTCGCCAACCGAGTCCCACGAGCATCAGCTTTCAAAGTCGCATTCCCCACATGACGAGCCAAACGCTGGTCGCCATCATGAGTCAAAGACTTATTCATCACAGCCTCGAAAAATCTTGTTGTCGCCGGAGTCATACGACTTGCGCTCTGCGGGAATAACACAACTGGCAAACCCTCATCCTCAAGGACTTGAAAAGTCCGAGCCCACCGATAAGGGTCACAAGCAATCTCACGAACCTGAAACTTCAAACAAGCCTCACGAATCGAAGCCTCAACATCAGCAACCGGCACTTGCCAATCAGCATCCGAACCTTCAGGCTTCTCCCAACAATCCACCACAAAGATGTGAGGATTCTCGTCAGTAGTCACACCAACAATCGCAGTGCAGTCACCATTGAACGAACCGTCAAACGCCAACACAACATCAGCGCCAGGCTCAACAACACGATCAGAATCAACAGCAGATTCCCACGAACCAACAGGTAACCAAGTGTCCGAAGTTGTCACCCACTGATTGCAACGCTTCGTTCGAAACTCAGACTCAGGAGTTCGATTGATAACCGATTCAAAATCAGCCTTCGACACAATGTCATCGAAGCCAGGATTCGCCGCTTTCCACGTTTCAGGATTCCTATGATCTGCATCATCAGGAGCTTCCCACCACGACATGAAAAACGTCGGGTCATCAACCTCACCAGAAGCGACCTTCTTGCCGTATTCGTAAAGCCCGAAGCACAAAGAATCCTTGCCACTGGAATCAACTTTCACGCCTGCAGTGGTAATCCCAACCATTAAAGGCTCTTTACGAGCACCAGCACCGAGCTGCATAACATCCCACAACTCACGATTCGGCTGTGCATGGATTTCATCAAACGCCACAAAAGTCGGGGACAAACCTTCTTTTGTGAAAGCCTCAGCCGATAGTGCACGATAGGTAGTGCCATTTTTCGGATTGTAAATCGAATCACGAAACACATCAAGAAAATCAGCCAACGCAGGTTGAAGCCGAATCATTTCCTTCACAGTGTCAAAAATAATTTTCGCCTGTTGGCGGTCAGCAGCGCAAGAATAAATCTCGCCACCATTTGGACCAAAAATTAAATGCTCAAGCACCAACGTCGCAAGCCAGGCCGATTTTCCATTCTTCCTGGGAAGTCCCACGAGGGCAGTTCGGTGACGGAGACTCCCATCAGCACGAACAGCAAACAACCTTCGAGTCAAATCTTTTTGCCAGTCACGAAACACCAACGACTCGCCAGATTTGCCGGCAACCGAATCTTTCGTGATTTTGCAAATCGATTCAGCGAAATCAATCACATCAACGCCACGAGAACGCTTTACATCAGCTGGTGGAACTTTCGTCAACCACTTCGGCTCACTCTTACTTTTCCCCTGAGCAGCCATCAGCGATTCTGCCTACGAGCAATCAATTCATCAAGAACAGAAGCTTTCTTCACCTCAGCAACACCAAGCTTCGAACGGTCACTCGGAGTCAAACCAAGAGAAGCAAGAATCTTGAAAATCTCATTCTCAATCGTCGAAATCATACCCATCAAAGGATTCGCATACGCATAACCTTTGTCTGTGTAAAGAACAGGATCACTGGCCTCAAGTTTTGCCAACAACAAAGAACGACGGTCAAACTTCTCACACAACAACAACAAAGCAGAACGGTCAGTTTCAGCAACCCAAGTCGCACGAGAACGAACATCATTCCACAACTGTTGAGAAACATCAGACAAATGAACTGGCGCATCCGTTATCTGTGGCAAGTTCACGACAGTCGCAAGTTCAGGCAACTTCTTTTTGCCAGGATTTCCTTGAAGTCTTTTAAGTTCGTTTGGCTTACGCGGTGGGCCTGGCATGATTTTTCCTTATCCAAATAACATGGGTTCGCCAACAATTTTGTTATGTTTTTTTAGGTTGCAGCGTAGGTGCGAAATGCGCACATTTTTATTGCTATGTTCTCCACCTTTAGACAAAGGTAAAACATGATCCAAACTTGGCATTAGTGGATTACGGCCAGTCAAATTTTTATTAACTTTTTGATTACACAAATGACAAATCCATTTGTCACGATTGCCGATATAGTCAACACTTACATTTTCAACAAAAGCCGAAAGAAACAAAGAACGCCTTCTATGAGCTGCCTCTTTGAAACGGTTTGGATTTTTTTTGTATTGCTCTCGACCATTGATTCGGATTGCTTCATCTTTGCAATTTTGATCTTCGCAAGTTTTACCTTGTTTGCGTTTTGATGCAAACAAAGACTTGCAAATAAAACAATGTTTAAAAAATACTTTAGAACTCAAAGGTTTTACAACTAAAACTTTTGGGTTAAGTTTCTGGCCACAAATGCGCCCACAAGTTCTTTGTTTGCTATAAGTCGGTTTATATTCGTTTTGACAAATTTTACAAAAGTGATGTTTTTTTGAAAAATTACCATGACAATTCAGGCACCTAACAGCCCTTAGTGCAATTATTTTTTCACAATCTAAACATTTATGTTTTGTTGTAAAACTTTTTGAGCAAGCAGCTGAGCAAAGTTTGCGCTGAGAACTACGCAACTTAACAAAAGTATTTCCACAATTTTTGCAAATGCGTTCAACTGTTGCTGGTCGTTGTTCTTTTATTCGAACTTGCTGAATGTCATTTCGACATCTGCGCGAACAATACAACTTTTCGCGACCTGAAAGAACTTGCTCGAAAGGTTTTTCACAAAATAAACAGATTTTGTTTTTTTGCTTTTTTGGAACTTTTACCAACTCAGATGGCCGGCATTTTTTAGAGCAAAACTTATTTGTTGCAGTTGTTGGTTCAAAGATTTGAAAACAAGTTTGGCATTTTTTCATCAAAACCCCCAGGGTCAAAAACTATCGGAACTGTGCAAAAAAGAGATCGGAAGAGC